AAAATGGACGGTTCAAGTAAATCAAAAGTTATTCAATCAAGATCATTTTTGTTGCAATCGTGACACCATGACAAGTGAGCAACAGAAAACTATTTACGATTTTGAAAGCATGGCAAAAAGACGTGCTAAACAACATCCAAAGATAAGCCCTGATGAGCTTGTCTTAAAAGCACTAGATACGTTTTAACCATTAGACAATTAACAATTAACAATTAAATTAGTATTAATCCACCACAAAAAGAAAGAAAATGAACACAAGAGAAAAGCAAAAAGAATTATTGGCGGCGGTAAATAAAGCAATAGCTTTAGTAGAAGATGACGATACAGTAATTGATAAACAGTATTTCGAGGAGTTGGATGAGTTTCCTACAATCTTGGATTTATTGTTCGCTGTCTCGATAACCCTTGAATCAAACATGGATTAGGCTAGACAATTAACAATTAACAATTAACTGTAAACATTAACACCAAGCGGAAAGATGAATTACCCAATAAATGACCCTTATTTTCGTGTTGAAGTCCTCAGTAAAACTGAAAGACCTAATCTTCTTTCCTATCTGGCTATGCACCAATGTTATAGCGAAAATGTAATTATTGATGAAGTGGAAGGCTTCTCAAAGTTATCGGAAGCTGAATTAGGCAAAAGAGTCGTCAATAATTGCTTGAAATTCGGACATTGGAGTGTTGTAGAGCATCCGCATATTACTTTCTGTGTTAGTGGTTTTCCGCACAATGTAATGGTACAAGCAACCCGTCATCGATTGTTAAGTTTTTCAGTCCAAAGTATGCGTTATACGGGGGAAAGGATTAACAGTTTGGTACATCAAATTAGACTTAATGCTAAAGGTAATCTCTTAGAAAAAAAACGTACGGATGCTATCGAAAAATTGTTTTATGTGCGTCCTCTAGGAACTTATCATGACAGAAATGGAAATAAATATGAGTATTCTATTAAGGATAAAGAAGAGGATTTAAACACCGTTATAAAAAGCATTCTTGACTATGACGACAGGATAAAAAAAGGATGGAGTCCAGAACATGCCAGAGATTTGTTAGTACAAAATATCAGACAAGATTTTGTGGTAACATTTAACGCCCGTTCGTTATTACATTTCTGCGATTTACGCATCCCGAAAGACGCCCAGCTAGAAATTCAGACTTTAGCTCAGATGTTATTTGAGAAATTTAAAGAATGGATGCCTTCTGTAGCACAATGGTATGAAAAAAATCGTTACGCCAAGAATAAGTTAGCACCATAAAATTAGACAAATAAAGGTCTTGTGGATTTACAAACACCTGTCAGAGGGAATAGAAAAGGGAAAAAGAATATGTATAGCTAGACATATTTGTAGGGAAATGCTAAAATATTGAAAGGCGACCAAGAAAAATATTCCTGATCACCTGACGAAACTAACTTATCCTTTGCAGAGGACAACATATATGATTTTAACAGCAGAAGTAACGGATGTCCAAGTAGGATTCTACTCCCTTGAGGGATTAATGGACGAAAAAGGGAATTATCATGTTGGGATTCCTCAATTAACTAACCTAAAGTTAATCCAACCAAACCGAAGCCTAAAACGGCTAGAATCCTTGTATGACGTGACTTTCCAGTCCGCCACAAAGCTAAAAACGCCATTGAACCCAAAAGCAATCAATGCAATCTCGTTAAAAGATTTTGAAGTGTTGTTAGCAAAGTTGGACAGAAAAGGGAATGTACAAGCACAGCTTATTCGTGATGAATTAGTCGGGTTGAGTTTGCACCAATTATTCTGCTCAGCTTTCAAAGTTAAATTTGAAGAAGAAGACAGACAAGAGTTTTTGAAATTAAGACAAATAACTCGAATTGACTTCAGACCATTAACCGATGAATTACAGAGACAGGGGTTCACCGAGTCGTGGCAATACGGAAAATTCGTCAAAGAATTTCAATCCTTTCTTGGTATTGAATCGGGTACTCGCGATCAACAAATCAGGGAAAAAATAGGCGAATTAATCAAGGCTCAAGGACGCTTAACCGCTTATATGCAGTGCGGAGTTAAACCTTTTGATGCGATCGCAAAATTAAAATCTACTTGGAATAAATAGGAGGAACTGATGTCTAATTTTACCCCAAACGAAAAACAATACGATTACGACACAAATTATGCCCTAACACATTCAGGTAGTGTTCAATGTGATGAAATGGTAACTCCAGACACAGGCGTGCAAGTAATAATGCAGAAAATAGAGGACTGTTTTATCTATGAAGTCCATCCATTTGAATGTTATTCAGGGTCGTCTATTAGCCCGCCTATTTTTACTTTGTCTGAGAAAGAAGCGGAATTTCAACGAAAGATGGCGAAAATTCAATGTCTTTTTCTGGATGCACCTCTAGGAATTGACTACAACTTTAAGAATTAACTAATTAATACGGGGCTTTACGCCCCACAAAAGTATTGGAAAATGAAGTCAGTTAAGATTTATTGAAGGTGCAAATAAGTTAAAGTTCCCGTCAGTAATACCAATAATCACTTCACCAGTCCAGTCAAGATTAAATGTCCCTTCACCATTGATCCAAGGTGAATCAATAATAATTCCAGCGCTTGATAATCTCAATACTCCCTTACAGGTAAGCTCGATCGAACCCTCAGATTCGATTTTCAGTATTTTAGTTTCGGTGTCGTACTCTACTTTTGTGCCGTCTTCAAATTTTATTAGGTGGGTTGTCTCACTTTCGACAGGGGGTAAATTATTTGGGGTGTAAATAGAGCCAAGTATTACCCCGTCTTCGCAATTTTCGTCTGTGAGAACAATCACTCGATCGGCGATTTTGGGCATAGCATAACTTTTGTCTTTCCCAGTGAAATTAAATACGACTGGTAAAGGCTTGGTAAGAATACCGGGTTGCTTGTCTGTTATTTTTACCCGTGCCAATCCTTTTATCGCTAAATCACTATATTCTGATTTGTCTATCAATCCTATTCTCCAGACATTTTGCCTCATAATAAGTCCTCTTGAGCTAGATGAATGTCTCCACTCCAGTTGCCTTCTTTGTAGGCGCTTTGGGCAGTGAGAGGAGAATAGATACCAAGTTCAATATTTGCACTATCTCTATGGGTTGCCTGTACTTGTGCCTCTAATCTTTCAAGAGGGGTAAGTTCTACTTTTGAGTTTGCGGTTACTTCTATCTCTACCTCTGTGGGGATAGGTCCGTCTTTGGCAATCATGGCATATCTTAACACTTGGTAATAAGGCTCTACCCAGTTATCAGTCATCCAATTATTTTTATGGCTATTCCAGTCATATCTTTGGGCTAATCCTGCCGTTTCCTGAGAGCTTAATGCCCCTGCTGAATTGCTTTTATTGAATAATTTATATTCTGGTACATCGACTTGAGAAATGAGAGCCTCCTTAAGCAATCCCATAATTTCTGATGCTCCAGCGTAGGATCGAGTGACATAATTAAAACTTTCCTCATCCATGTCTAACAATAAGGCTTTCATAACAGATCGTCCCATTTCTGCGGAATAAAGTCTGTCTTGGATTTGTTTTTGTCTTGTGTTAGTTCCAGCCCTCATATCTTCTTTTAGGGCTTGACCTAATCCTTTAAATCCGTATATCCCTTGATCGTAGTCAGCAAGCATTGCACTACCTGCCATAAGCCCTTGTCGCCATGCGTTCCAAGTGTCAAACACTCTCATGAGAATGGAATCGTTGTAGCCACTATTATAGGCGAGGGATTCATCATATAATTTTGTGCCTGAGAATCTTAAAACTCGGCTATGGTGCCAAGTTT